TTGAGGATGGTTTGGACAGTCTTGCCTGAACCCAGTGGCCCCATAATAAAGGAGTTCTGAGAGCGGCAGTCAGCGTAATTTTGTAGGACTTGTCCTTGCGGCCCCATGCAGTATTCTATGGTCGGCACTATTTCTTGCTCCAGTCGATTCCATCATAGCCACTTTTAAACTTCTCGCGAGTCTCAGGAGTTGATTTGCGATTACCGCTACCCTTACCACCGTTTAGTTTGGCATGGTGGTTGGGGAAGTGTTCTTTCTGTGTTTCTTTGTCTAGCTTATGTACCAGACTCTTACCTTTAGCCATTACTCTTCATCCTCATCATCATCTACAGCAGCATTGACGATTGCCTCTACCACTGGGTCTACTTCTACGACTTCTGCCTCAATAGCAGTACCATCAAAGCGTTTACGTTGGATTGCTACTACAGCGCCCTCGTCAGCTCTTATCTCTACAGCCTTCAGCTTAGGCTCAGTGTACTCAGCAACCTTACTCCAGGCATTAACAGCAGCATTAAGGGCGGTGACATCACCTTCTTCCTCAGCAATGTAGTCCAGCTTACTAGCAGCTTCTGCCATCTTCAAGATAGGGTGGAACTGTTCACCATACATATCCTGTAGGCGAGCCAGTAAGAACTTCTTATTCTTGTTGGGGATTCCTATCCTAGACATATATTACCTTTGCATAAGTAAATGTTGTTTTATTTTTGAGTTTCAAGGTAGTCATTTTCTCCACTAACTGCCATTCTATCTTCTACAACATAGATTAAATCAGTCATACCAACTACATCTTTGTCGAATAGATACACTGCAAATAGTTCAATCAACTCAATATCCATCTCATGTACTTCTTCATCTGTTACTATTTTAATCATCTTATTTCTCAGTAATTTTTTTTTGCGAGAGACCTCTATATACACACAACGCGACACTTCGGGAGGGGGGTACCTGTATAAATAGACAGTACTTTTTCCCTGTGGATAACCTGTGGATAACCTCTTGGATAACTATGTTGATACCCTGTGGATAACCTGTGGACAATACCTGGCACTGTTTATCCATCCAGTACTGTATATCCTACTGTATATGTACAGGATAATAACAGCTTATACATTTACAAGGCGCAACTATCCCATTCTGTCAGATTCTTAGCTCTATATAGTGGTAAAACCTATATTCACCCATCACTTTATTTACAACCCTTTGATCCGATTGTATAAAAAATAACCAACTTAGTCCATCTAATTGTACAAAAAATGATCAATTAATACCATTCAACTCTCATTTGGCCCCATTCAACTCAAAAAAACAAAACATCCTTTACATATGGTAATGCCTCTATATAATGCGACCCAACAACAACGAAAACAGAATTTTACTTACTACATATATAGGAAAAACAAAATGGCTTATTCAGAATTTTTAATAACTTTCATAAAGCAATATAAATCAATCCAAATGGCACAATGTTGTTTTAACGAGATGGGTGATAAAGAGTGGTCTGAAATAAAACAATCAGAAGGTTTTGCTATCAGAGATTTAGCATTCTCATTATATCCTGAGCACCGGGACGCAATCCGGGATGTTTGTACAGATATAAGAGTTTTAACCAAGCAACAACATAGCTTGAGATAAGTAACTTTATCAGTGCCACTTTTCGGAGTGGTACTTATTAAAATTATTTGACTACAACAACAGGTGAAACAGATGCGAAAGTTTAGCCAATCAAAAAAGCCAATAGCAAAACCAAAACAAAAAGGCTTTATTCTATATGATGGTGCCAGCGTATTAGATGGACAGCCCATTGTAGTAATAGCCACACTAGAGACCAGTAACGCTAAAACAGGTGCAATGGTTCAAACGTGGATTTTGCGCAGTGATATAGAGCCACACCAAGCAATCAAAACAGGTGAGGATAAAAGCGTTTGTGGAAATTGCCCACAGCGGCATCACTCGAACGGCTCCTGTTATGTAATGACGCACCAAGCACCATTAAGCGTGTTCCGTAGCTATAAAAAAGGACTCTATCCAACATATAACGCTGACGATCATGCCCACATATTACAGGGTCGCGCACTTAGACTTGGTGCCTATGGTGATCCCGCTGCTGTACCCTTTGAAGTATTCGAGCCACTAGTGAGGCTTTCAAGCGTCCACACTGGATACACTCACCAGATAGCCCATAAAAACTTTGATCGTCGATACCTGTTACTTTGTCAGGTCTCAGCAGATACGCCAAAACAGGCCTTAAAATATCAATCACTAGGCGCTAAGACTTTTCGTGTAGCACTGCCAGACGATTCGCTATTCGATAATGAGATCGAGTGCCTATCAGATAGCAAGGGTATACAGTGTATTGATTGTGGCCTATGTGACGGCCAGTCAAAAAATATCGCTATCGTGGTACACGGTCAACGCAAAAATAACTTTAAATCCAATCTAATCCAAACAATTGAGGTGGCATGATGCAAGCAATAGTAGAGTTTCGAAAAAGTGTATATGGGCCAGTGCTGGCAGAATATAACGTGGCCGGTCGTGGTCACAATCATATACAGGAAAAATGCGCGCTATGGGGTCAAATGCAAGAATACGGTTATTGGTCTATAGTCTATAACCTAACTAGTGCCACCTATGACAAACTAATGACAGTCAATGGCTGGCCAACTGTAAGAGGTGTGAAGTGAATAGCGCACTACGCAATCAAATCCTGGCAGAACGCAAGCGCGAGCGTAGATTGGATATTGCCGCGAGCGTGATCGGTTGGACTGTGACAATAGCGGGAGCCTTTATTGGTGCCGCTTTATTCTACACTGTAACATTCACTTTTTTATCAATAGGAGCTTAAACAATGAAAAATAAACACTTAAACGATCACGACCGCATAGCCATATGCTTAGATATTGCAGAGGCAATGCTTGAAGCCGACTGTTACGAGGTGGAAACTATCACGGATAAATACGACAATCAGCACTATGCCGAGGATACGCAGGATAGGTTCAACGGTTATTTCGATGTGGTCGAATGCATACTACACGACCACGGCCTAATAGACTGGGAGGGTTAGACAATGCAGATAACGTATAAAGGATACTGTGCCCTTGGTGGCGCGTCGAATCCAATGCTTTGGAAAAAAGATATTTATCTTGGAAAGCATTTCATGCACACCGCATATTTTATGCGAACATACTACTAAGGGTAAAAGTAGAATGAAAATATCATTGAAAATGCAAAAAGTTAAAGACTACGCACTAGCACTTGCTGCAATGGTGGCAGGTGTAACCATGGGCTATGTTATTTTTGGCCTTATAATCTACATGATCTGGCGGATCTGAATCCAGCCAAATCCCAGGAAATCAGGGGGCTTTCGAGTCCCTTTTTTTACGTCCAAAAAAACCCCGCCAAGCAGGAGAACAAGGCGGGGTAAAGGGTACTACACTACTAGACAAAACATACTACATACATACCACTGTATACGCAGAGAAAACCTAAGTGAAAACGCTGCGATGGGTTTTATTATACAGACATTGTGGGGTGGTGCAATATTAAATCTTCTTCATCTGGCGGAATAGCCAACTGTTCCTTGTAGTCCTGAATCTCCAGCCACAGCGCGTCGATCTCCTTTCTGGCTTTGCCTGCCTGACCGTACATGGCGGCCTCTAAAAAGTTATACAGCTTTAGCTTCTGGTCGTACAGTCCATACTCTTCAAGCTCTTCAAACACTATCTGAATAAATGGGGTTTGTTCCTGAATCATTCGCCTAACCTCTTCAATTGAATTTTGATCTGTTCGCGTAAATACTTTTTGAACTCCAACACTTCATCCATCTTAAACTTGGGCGGCTTTCTGAATGCCAATCTGTTCATGGCCTTTACTCGCCTGACTCCATACATATCTTCCATCCACATTCGATAACGCTCCCTGATTTTGGTGGTGAGCATACCCTTCCAGTTACAGTAGGCACATTGAGGGTGGATATTTTCCTCGTACAGCTTGAAGCGCAACACTTCTTTGCGACCGTAGTAGTGGCCGCCTTGCATCTCTTTATAATGTTTGATTGATCCACAGGTGACACACTCACAGAAGCCCAAGTTGCTGCTCGCTTTTAGGCGAACCAGTTTTTGCAGTAGGACTGCTGCCTTTTCCACTTCCTGTGGTATCGTTGGCTTCTTCCTTGGCTTTCTGTTTGGATTCTTTTTCAAGCTCATTTTGTCGGACTCTCACATACTCTGAGTTTCTAGGTACGCTGAGTCTAACACGCAACTTATCATCTGCATATACAAGCACGCTGTGCATAAATGTAGCCATCTTAGCCTTACCCTTGGGGGTAGCATAGACCTGACCCTCTATCGACTCCCTGCCCACCTTTACAGCGTATGTACCAAGGAATTTATGCTTCAACCACAACTTCCATGCTTCAGCGTCTGCATCAGGTGCTTTCTTCTTCATCTGGTCGGCAATCTCTCTGCACCATATGTTAAACAGGGCATCCTGACTTAGGCTAGTGGGGTCAGTGAAGGGTGCTAGTTTCACAGTCAAGGGAGACTGGTAATTCCACCCCCTAATCCTGGCCTCTAAGTGTCGTATTTTTGCATCAACCTCAGTGGTCGAGCTGATCTTGACGTAATCACCTTGGGTCATATCTTCATCCTCAAGTATTTCTGTGAGATTTTATCTGCCTTGCTCTCGCATCTGACAATGGTAGTGATACCCCACTCTTCCTTGGGTTTTCGCTCACCGTTTGCCCACATATGGCAGTCACTTACTTCATTTGCTCCCCTGATACGGCCTCTCATGCTACTGGCAACAATTCCTACTGCTGCTCCCAGTTCATGCAGGGTGTATGACTCGCCTTTCACCAGACCCAGATCAGTGCGATCACCAATCCACTTGATAAACTTCGTGTTGGGATGGTCACGGCCTGCGCCCATTGGGGTTTCTTTCATCTCGTATTTTCTTGCTCTCATGGTTCTCTCCTGTTATTTAATCTTCTTTAATCTGCCCAGCTTGTATCAGTTAGCTGGTGTTCAATGGTTCTGTTTCTAAGCTGCTCGTTCTGCTTGACCTGCTTGGCCTTGATCATTTCATGGCGTTCCCTATTCTTCTCAGCTTCCTTCCGCTTCCAAGTCCTTACTGCAGCTTTCCAGTCCTTCATCTTATTCTTGCCAATCATCCAGTTCTTACTATCATAGAAATCAAGGAACCCCTGTGGGTCTATGTTAGCCTGACTTGCATTACAGTAATCAATGACTTCGGTAAGAGTTGGTTTAACGAACGACTTCTTTACCTTTTTTTCTGGGGTGATAACCCCCTTATTCATTGTATTATTAGATGTATTATTAGATGTACTATTATCTATTAACTTTTCTTCAATAGGGTCATTAACTTTTGTTATAGAGGTATGTAACTTTTCTTCAATAGGGTCATTAACTATTCTTATATACCTATGTAAGATTTGTTTAGTGCTGTCTGCATACTCAAGTTGGATTTCAATGTAGCCTGCATCCTTCAATGCGCTTACCCACTTGCTCACCGATGTCTTGCTAACTTCATACAAACCAGCGAAGTAATTATTGCCAGCCCAGCAGTATCCCTTCTCATTGGACAGAGCAGTTAGCTCACCATAGAGCAGCTTGGCATTAGCAGGTAACCGCTTATCGTATCTGACAGATGCAGGGATGATTGCGAAGTACCCTTTCTTCTCCATACTATTCTCCTGCTGCCACAAACTCGCTCAACTTAATACCGAAGCTGTCTGACCACATCTTCATAGTAGTTAATGATGCGCCTCGATGACCGTTCATTACTAGGCTAATGGTTGCCAGGTTCACACCAGACTGGCGGTTAAGCTCTGCTTTAGTCCAGCCCTGCTGTTCCATATAGAAAGATAACGCTTTAATAATGTTCATGCTTTGTTCCTTTGTTAAGTGAGGTGACATAATAGCAATCTGTAAATTAATTTGCAATAGGTGTTGACATAATAATTTGCCTGATGTAAATTAACACTTCAATCACAGGAGAGCAACATGGATTACAGAGATGAAGACCCCGCAAGAACTAACAGCCCAGACGATTGCTTCAATAGCTTTATGAGTAACATTACTGGCGGTAGATCAGATAACCTAGAGGGCTACGAGAAGCGTCCTATTGATCCAGAGCCAAGCCAGTATGAGAAGGAACAAGAAGCCCTCCGTAAAGCAGAGCACGACAAGCAGGTTAATTACTTTATGAAAGCACAGATAGATCGCTATGCCCGAAGCAGTGAGCAACGTGATATGATGTACAAGCAACATGGGATTAAAGGAGAATAACATGGGACAACGTGAGAGAATCCGCGAACACTTCGAGGGTGGCAATACAGTCACCTCACTTGAAGCATATGATAAACTGGGCATCACCCAACTGGCGACAAGAATCTTTGAGCTAAAGCAACAGGGCTACCCAATACAGTCCAGAAGAATCGACGTAGAGAATCGCTTCGGTGAAGAGTGTAGCGTTTGTGAATACTACTTGGCAGGAGAATAAGATGATAAGCACTGAGCGATACCTAACTCGATCTGAATTTCTTCTTACTTTCGAGCAAGAGCTTCACCTAACAGACCTTGATCGCGGTGACAATGATTGCCGCCAGGGTCTTCCACACAAAGAAGGGCAGTCAAACGCCTATGACATTGGATATGGCAGCCGCTATGTCTTTGAGCAAATGAAATCAGCAGGAGAATTTAACTAATGAAAACAGAATACACTAACTCTTTACTGGCAATTGATAAATTGTTTATCCTTACAGAAAAATCTTTGAGTGAAGCTACAAAAAGATACGATAACCTCGAAGCTAAATATTTGCGCCATAAACTTAAAGGAATTATGGAAGCAAGAGACGCAGTAACCTCACTAATTACAACAGGAGAAGCAGTCTAATGACTAATAAAAAATCCGTATGGGCAACATTGTCCGCAATCGACTGTTCAGCTAAAGTAGAACAGAAAGGCAAGCTAACCTACCTATCATGGGCATGGGCATGGCAAACCCTGATGGAACATTATCCCGACTCTACCTATGATTATGACTGTGGTAGCCGCTTGGAGAATGACACAGCAGAGGTCAATGTAAATGTAACAGTGCAGGGTGTAACGCACTCTATGTGGCTGCCAGTGATGGACAACCGAAACAAGTCTATCGTAAATCCTACCACTCGCGACATCAGTGATGCTCGTATGCGGTGCCTAGTAAAGTGTATTGCCATGTTCGGTCTGGGCATCTACATCTATGCAGGTGAAGACTTGCCGGAGTCCACCAAGACTGAGGTGGTCAGTGCAGATCAGTCATCAGAGATCAAAGCACTACTTGAGTTGACAGGTGCAGACGTTAAGCAGTTCCTGAAATACTTTAAGGCAGACTCTGTAGATAATATGCTGGCTGTCCACCACACCAGAGCTATTGCCGCACTACAGGCAAAAGTAAAATGATCATCCTAACCGATGAGCAGGGTTCCCCTGAGTGGCTTGCCTCAAGACTGGGCAGGCCATCAGCCTCTAACTTTGGGAGACTGGTAACAGGTAGTGGTAAGCCTAGCAGTTCAGCCGAGTCCTACATCAATGAGATGATAGCTGAGAGATTGACTGGTAGAAGCAAACCTTTCTACACTAATGAGCATATGGAAAGGGGCACTGCCCTGGAGCCAGAAGCTAGGGAAGCCTATGAGTTTATCACTGACTTTGAGGTTGTCGAGACAGGGTTTATCTTGCATGACAGCGAAGAGTTTGGGTGTAGTCCCGATGGCTTAGTTGCAGAACAAGGTGGTTTAGAGATAAAATGTCCATCTGATTCGGTACACGTTAGCTACCTGAGAGCAGGTAAGGTGCCAGCAAAGTATTACCAGCAGGTGCAGGGTTGCTTATGGATTACTGGCAGAGAGTGGTGGGACTTTATGAGCTACCATCCAGAGATGCCACACCTATTAGTGAGAGCGCACCGTAACGAGAAGTATATTAAAGCGATGGCAGAGCAAGTTGAGAAGGCCGTCAAAACCATAGTAGAAGAAACGGAGAGATTAGTATGAAAGTTGGATTAAGCATTAAGTTAGACGTAACAAAGATCGACAAAGAGCGACTGTTTGAGGGTGCTAAAGGTACTTACCTAGACCTGACTACCTTCATTGATACTGCCGAGCAAGACCAGTACGAGAACAATGGCTTTGTATCTCAGTCAACATCCGCTGAGGAGCGTGAGCAAGGTGTTAAGACCCCTATCCTCGGTAACGTAAAGGTGTTTTTCACTGATGGTGATGCTGCTCCAGCTAAGTCTAAGGCTGCAGCCCCTGTCGATGAAGACATTCCATTCTAGTGGAAGCCCTTGGTGCCGCCATCTTCATAATCGGAGCTGGCGGTATTCTCACAGGAATGATATTGCTGACCATGGATGAGCATAAGCAATGGAAGAACCGTAAGTTGAGAGAGCAAGATGATGAAGCCTAAAAGCTACAAGATAGTTGAGATGGCTGTTGACCAAGGCATAGGGTTTGGATTGAACAGAGCGTTCAAGCATACAGATAAACCCACCAGAGAGCAGATACACGCTGAAGTTGAGCGAGAAATAATGTTAGCACTCTCTGAATACTTTGAGTTTGATATACCATTACTGATATAGAATCCATGAATATGTATCATTATATATCATCAACGATAGCGAGTATAATCCGCCCCTCTTCTACTACTGGGGGTTCCATCGTGACCATCGCAATCATCATCGTAATCTGTGGCCTAGCTGCAATTGCATACCAAGACATAGCCTCCTGATGGGGGCTTTTTTAATGGAGTAGATTATGAAGCACATGATTATCCCTGACACGCAGGTAAAACCTGGCAGTGACCACTCACATCTGAGGTGGGCAGGGCAGTATGCAGTAGAGAAGAAGCCAGACGTTATCATCCACATCGGTGATCACTGGGATATGCCTAGCCTTTCGAGCTGGGATGTAGGTAAGAAGTCCTTTGAGGGTCGTCGATATGTATCTGATATTGAGTCAGGCATTAACGGAATGAGAGCGTTCCTTGATCCTATCCGCGAAGAGCAGCAAAGACTGATACGCAATAAGGACAAAAGATGGAACCCTAGACTTGTCTTCACATTGGGCAACCATGAGCAGCGCATTGGCAGAGCAATCGAGTCAGACGCTAAACTAGAAGGTCTCATAGGCTATGATGATCTTATGCTAGAAGAGATGGGCTGGGAAGTACATGGATTCCTGGATGTCGTAGTGATTGACGGTATAGCTTACTCGCATTACTTCACCAGTGGTATCATGGGTAGGCCAGTCAGCAGTGCCAAGCTGATGCTAACCAAGAAGCACATGAGTTGTGTGATGGGTCACGTTCAAGATAGAGATATAGCCTTTGCCAACAGAGCAGACATGAAGCCTATGATTGGATTGTTCGCAGGTATCTTCTACCAACACGATGAGGACTACCTGACAGCGCAGACCAATAGTAGCTGGCGTGGTGTGTGGATGTTACATGAAGTCAACGATGGGCAGTGTGATGAGATGCCTGTGTCACTTAACTATTTGAGGAAGAAGTATGAAACTAAATAATAAAAAAATTAAATTCTTTTGTCTGGCAATTGCACTCCTGATTGTTTCACCAATTTATATCCCAGTTAGAATATGCTGGGAGGAAAGAGATGAAATTGTAGGATGCTACAGACAGATATGGCAAGCACTAACCTTTCAGGATTTAACATAATGAGCTACCTAAATAAGCAGGAAGGTGGCAGCCACTATATGCAGGAGATACAGCCAATCGAGTACACCTACAAGAATAAGCTGGGCTTTATTGAGGGTAACGTCATCAAGTACATCACACGCCATCGCGAAAAGAATGGTGCTGAGGATATACGGAAGGTCATACACTACTGTGAGCTGCTGTTAGAGCTGGAATACAACGAGAAATAAATACCTGAATATGCTATAATCGGGGCATTCAAAGAATCCAAGAAAACTAGAAAGAGTTTATTAGACTAATGCCAGACAAGAAAAAAGAAGTTAGCAAAGAGATCAAAAAATTTCATACTGACTATCAAGACAACCCTTACTTTAAATACCATGTTGCATTTTCAGAAAAGATTTCTGCTAGTGACGCAAAAGCTATGAGTTACGACAAAGATCAAATCAAACTTTTTAATGATGCAGTTATTTATGGCGCTTCACTAAAAGGTGAAAGCAAAACTCTCGGTCAAGACATTGCAGATGAGCTAGAAAAAGAAGGTCTAGGAACTGGCGAAGTTAAATCAGAACATGGATCATCTTTGATTGAGGCTATACCGCAAGAAAAGAAAAAGAAAAAACAAAAGAGTCTAATACAATGATGAGCTAATACCATACCGTGTATCTTAACGAGATGGTTTACTAAGCTAAGAATTTGGGTAGTCTAGCGCCTTATATCCGGCCAAATGTAAACTAATATGTCCAGATAACCTGTACGGTGTCACGCATATCTACATGGATAAAGTTCTTGGCAATACCTATCCCGCCTAGCCCCATCTTCATAGCCTCACGCACAATCACATAACCTTCTGATCCACTGTTGATCTGAATGTCAGCAGCAATACCCCTAGCATGAGTGCCAGGTCTGGTCTTACGAGCCTCGATGGAGTGAGATGGATCACGATAACCACTGGTAATCTTGAAGGGGAATCCACACTGGTGACGCAGGTAGTCTAGCTTCTCTAGGAAGAAGGGACTCATTTCGTTAGTGCCAGTCTCTTGGCAATCAAACTCTTTGATGTCGAAGTATTGCATCTGCATCAGTGAACCTCATAGTCAGGAGTAAAGTAGGCATTGATTAGCTCTGCCTTAGCAACTTCCATACTGTACAGAATGTCAGGGTCTTCCAAGTTAGATACGATCTGTATCTGTTCGTCGTTCACACCTATAACTATAAGAGTCTCATACTCTTCACACAGTGCTGCAAGGTCTGGCCTTAGCTTAACTACATCACCCATCTTTCTTCATCCTTTCAACAGTTCTCATTGTACCTAGCCCTAGCATACCCATCAGTACAGGCAGCATAACCGCTGTATCTGCTTGAGGTATTGTAACACCGAAGGCTGCTGCGAGGGGAGAGATCAGGAAGTTTACTGCGAACCCTGCAACACACACCCAACCTGTAGCTGGTCGCCATCCTGCTTGGAACCAGTTGCCTCCTGCTTCTGTTTTGTTGACTGCGATCTGAGCCAGTGCGATTTCCTGCGCGTGGCGTTCAGACATTGTTGCAATCTCATGGGCGATCTTCTGCTTGGTGTCCGCATCTGGTATCCATTTGTCTAAGAGTTTAGTAACAGGCTTTATAAGCAGATCAATCAAAAGAATTTCCCCACAACAAAGAGTGTAATGATCAACGGATAGATACCCCACAAAGCAGTTTGGAGTGATCTAAATTTAACCTGGCCTTCATCCAGTCTACGCTCAATATTAACGTACCTGATTAAGCATTCTCTCTCATGTCCTTCTAATTTAAGTAGTGCTTCTTTTACCGTTGCCATGATAGTTCTCGTTGATTAGTTATTAAAGTAATGCGTCTGTAGTAGACACATATTCTGTTTTAGCTGACCACTGCGTAGGGGTATCTGTAACCTGCGTTCCTCTTACCCTGAGATACACATCGTCAGCACTTAAAGTAAAACTTGGCACATCCCAAGACGCAGCTCCACTGCTTGTAATAGCGTACTCAGTTACTGTGCTGCCTACTTGCGTGAGTGTACCACTGACTACCTTAAACAAACCTGTAATCTTATAAGCCGCAAACTCAGCGTCACCTTGCTTGCCTGTAACGGAAGCTGTTATCCTAGCAACTTGGTCAACAATACTTGTGTTCCAAGTTTGAATTGTTTGCAATGTTCCAGTGTTGAAAGACTTTGTACGACTATCTCTTATTGTAACATTCTGGTTAGGATTGACAGGTCGAATAAAAGTATTAGCAACCTCGCCTACATACTGGTTGTTATCCAATGTAATAGTATTGCAAGATGCGAACTCAATGCCATTGTTAGTAACGGTATCTAAAACATTGTTTGAAATTAATACATTGCTTAACTCAGCCGCACTGATTATATACTGCCAAACAACTGAGCCGTCTGTAATTGCACTTCCTGTTCCAGTAGGGCCGCCACTAGAGGCAGACGTTCCTGCTGTTGTACACTTATAATTGATGCTGTTGTTTACAACCTTAGCTCCTACAGCAAAAGCGGTACTGGCAGTCCAATCAGTTCGAGATTCAGCGGTACTGCTTAACTGAATGCCCTTTTTGCAGCCAGATATAGCGTTGTTGGAGATGTTGTAGTTCTTAGTATCATAATGCGCTCGTACTCTGATAGCCGCAAGAGGCTCATACACTCCACTGCCTACGTCTACGCCTGCGATACTGTTGCTTTGTATAATGCAGTTCACACCACTCTGAATGACGTTAATGCCATACTGCTGACAGTGATATATGTTGTTGCTAGTAATGTTGCTATCGTCATGTATTGCTGTATTGCCGTTAATACCGAAACGGAATCTTTCAATGTTGTTGCCAGTTACATTAACGCAATCATTCTGTATACGAATGCCTGAACCTGCACCATTTACACCTTCTAATATATTACCAGTAACAGTTACGTTAAATCCGTTCACTCTTTCTACATCGCCACGGCCTCTACCCTTGACGTTAATGCCATAGATTTGGTTTATATTTAGTGTAGTGCTGCCATTGGGAAGTTTACCCATACCCGAAATTGTGTTGCCTGTGATTGTAGCAAAGCGAGCCTTAGTGTAGATAGCCGCTGATTCCCCTGCGTAATAAAACTTAATATTGTTAGTGCCAGAAGCAGGAGCAGTAGTGAACGTTAGGGTAGTTCCATCAAGAGTCCAAAGCGTAGCATCGTCAGTATTTATCTGCTCAACATCTACGCCACCAATGATAAGGTACAAGGTACACTGCCCTTCATTAAGGCCGCTCTCTGTTACAGTAAATGTCTTGTCACTACCGTCACCATTGAAAAACTCAAAAGTACCTTCCGCACCTATGGTTTCAAACGTATTGTTAGAAATAGCAGCGTTCCTGCCATAGATAAGAAGTACGTTACAGTCAGTACCTGAAACAGTGCTGATGTTTCTAAATGTGTTGCCTGTAATTGTAAAGTTTTTCCAAGTGTCTTGTGCGCTTAAATCGTTCTTACCTACACGAACAGGCTTGTTGGCTGTAATAGTATCGAACACACAGTTCTGTATGCTGAAAGAGTTTACAGGGCGCTCAAGAGAAATACCGCCTCCACAGTCTTTAACAGTTACGTTATCTAACGAAAACCTATCAACAGTGCCTGATTCTCCAAATGCATTAAAGAAAAGAAAAGCAAACTTCTCAAACCTAACGCCAGTAATTGTTACGTCACTTAGACAATTAACAAAAGTATCGGCCTTGTTCAGCCCTTTGATTGTTCCAGTACCCTGCATTTTGAGTGGTGTAGAGCGAGTGATGGTACTCCAGTTTGGAATATAAAAAGTTCCATCAGGGACGTATAAAGACTCACCTGAGTTTATAGCAGCAGTAATTGCAACAGTGTCACTGGTTGACCCATCACCTACAGCGCCAAAAGTTTTTACGTTGACTGGCAGATTGTTTGCTGTAATGTTGCCGTTATTGTCTATCTTAGCAACTTCAGACCCAGCAATTTCAAAGCTAATCTTTGCATTTGAAGGATCACCTGTATGAGCTGCCTCTAGTATTAACTTGCTAGAGCGAGTCCCAACACGCGAGGAACCGTTAGGGTCTTTAAACTCTACCCTAGCATTTGTATCCACAGACTCAAATGTTCCTACAGTGCTTCTACCATAAAACTTAGCAGGTAAAAAGTTAAAGCCTGCTGCTGCTGAAACCTCTATTCCCGCGCCAGATGGGTTGTTGCCAAAGACTACATTGTCAGTGCCGCCAGCAATTGTTATAAACTCGTCTTCCACTGGACTCACAACTACATCGTCGCTAGTAGTTGCGCCAACAGTAAGAGTTACATTGCCGCCATTTGCATTACCAATGCCGGACAAGGTGTAGTCTTTAGGGTCTCCAGGATCGGTTGTAAGTACAAGCTCTTCGCCATTCTTTGTTACAAGAATATTCTTCTCAGCGGCAGCCAAGAAAGTATATGCAAATACGGTTTGACCAGATGTTGCTATGTACGCATCTTGCTGCTTAGAGATACCGCCAGTGTTGTACACGATTGTATTTCGACGACAAGAGCCTACTACCTCAATGCCGCCAGAAATAGTGCTGTTGGTTATAATGTTTTCACTAGGGATGTAGCCGCTAACATTGGTCAGTCGAAGTGACTTAACATTTTTCCAAGATATGTTCGCGCCAATAACAGTACAGTTTGTTGATCCATCCATTACGAAAGCGGGGACAGTGTATGTAGTGCTTAGGAGGGGGTGTATCTTTCCTTGGAACAAACACTTACGAGTATTGCGGCCCCAGTACATAGCAGACCATGCAGATGCCTCGCACTGAAAGTCCTTACCAAAGTTGATGTTGTTGCAGGCACTGTCAGCCTTCCTGTCAGAAAAGTAATAATCACAAATTACAGCGTACACATTGGCATCACCACTGCGCACAACTCTTAACCCAGAAACGTCTCCTTCCCAGCACTCACGCATTCTTAGGCTGGTTCCCTTGCACTGAAAGGTATTAACGTCAACGAAGCTAAAGTAACTCAGCATTGCTAAGTCAAATATGTTTTGAGTATTTGCGTAGTCGCCTATAACACTAAAGCCCTGCAACAAAAGCCCTGATGGATGAGAGGTATTTCCGTAGCTAGTAGTATCACCATACGCAATAAACAAATAGTTTGTTTGCGCTCCAACTACAGTAAACTTCGTTAATCCTCTGCCAGCTCCTACGATCTTCGGTGATTGTCCACCATCAACTAGCTTGAGATAGTTCAGAATGTTGCCTGTGATTTTGTAATCGCCAGGAGGGAAGTATGCAATCAAGCTGTTTGCTACAGCGTAAGCTATACAGTTTCGTGCAGCAAGAGTATCATCAGCAACACCATCACCAACAGCGCCATAGTCCATTACATTGGCCAACCCAAGATCAACTGAAGTGTCGGAGCCTGCGGCTGTATCAGATACAGTTACAGCCCCAAGTGCGTTAAACTTCAAATACTTATTGGCCCTAACAGACTTTAAAGGAAGGGTCATATTAACGGTAGGGTCAGCATCATCCAAACCGATTGATCTTTTAATGTCAGTCTGCAACTGATTCATGGCTATGTAGCCCTTGTCAAAGTCGCCATTAACATCGGATGCTAAGAAGTCACCTGCATTTTGATACTGTGTAGTGCGATCAATAGGCATTGCTAAGAAGACGCTAAGGCTATCTCCAGCCGATGCTCCAGTAACGAGGGTGATACTACCACCCCCAGCTACACCTGCGTTAGACACGCTGTAATCGTTGTTAAGCGTCAGCGCCACTCCATTCTTTAATACCTTTATGTCTGAGGCAAGAAGAGTCTGGAATGTGTAGGGAAATACAGTTTGCCCAGAAGATGAAACATAATCATTTCTGGTAGTAGCGCCAGTAACGGACATTGCTATTCCTCAATAACTTTAATCATTCCCAGTGCAGCAATTGCCGCAGTAGGTTTTACATCTTGATTTGTTTCCATAGCAAATATTAGCCCACTCACACTAAGGGCATTAAAGTAATCTTGAGGAAAATTGCCAGAGCTTACCCAATATTTCCTAAGCCCCTTTTTAAACTGGCTAGTAAACATATCTGGAGATGTTAATTCCTGGGCTGCAGCTTGGTTTTTGTTGGCTACAACAATTGTTGCAAATACACTCATTAGATAGACACCCCTGTTTTAGCTCCAATGTACTTTTCGGCAGATGCAATCTCATCAGCATTAGACATAACGCCTCTTATGATAAGGTTGTAGACTCTTCCGTCTAGTTCTAAACTGCCACCGTCATCTCTAGCACCTACATTAAGAGCGTGGTTTCCATAGTTGCCAGTTCCTTGGTTAGCAGTAGGCGAGCTTTTTTCAACACCGTCAACTCGAAGTGTATTAACGTCATCACTAATATCACTTAGTCCTGTCAATACGCTTGTTACTGGAGGCGCATACTGGTTAGAGTTAGCATTAACTACGGAAGTACCCTTAGATGACCATCTCCAAGTGTCACCCCCAATAGCGGCCATTCTAAATGCACCGTCATTATTACCTAGGTTTGCTGATAGCTCGGCAATAACAGCAACTTCATCAGCCTCTTTCCTAGCGCCTACAAAAACAGACATATTATCAGTGCCAGTAAAGTCAATAGCTGCTGATTGCAATCCGTCATCTATGCCATCAAACTCTAAGTAGTAAAGTCCACCAGCAAGTTTCAGAGTGGGACACTTGGTTTCTGTTGTCTGAATCAGGTGATTTCCGTTTCCAGATTTATCAAGCATCTTCCCAACTGGGCCATCTACAGAAGCAGGTGTAGTTCCATCTTCCTCAAACAAGGTAGTCAGATCGGAGGGATCATACCAGCCACCCTCTTCCCCATTAGCAAACAGAGCCGAAGGACTAAATCCCCGACTCCCCATGACTGCTCTTTTAAATAATGTAGCGCCAATGCCAATCATTTAAGACACCAGTGCGTGTATGCCTGTTGCAGTAGTGCCAGTAGCAAACACTCGTTTTGCAGAGCAAATCAAGTAAAAGTTGTCTGGAACAGTAACGGTTCGAGCATTACCCTGAGCAGTGGTAAACTTAACAGCACCACCAACAGTGATGTACAGGCCAATAGCTACGACATCATTTGAAAACAGATTGGTATCGTGTGGAGTAATAGGCAGCATATCTAATACTGCGCCTGTAAGGTTGTTACCTACACCTTTAAATGGATTGTTTGACATAATAATTTCCTGTTTGAATTGGGTTGATTATACTAAAAATTGGTTAAAAAATATACAGCTATTGTAAGTCTTCTAAAACTTCTAAAGGTGTGGCACCTGGCTTCCACCAGTAACTAGCACCATAATCTTCTTTGGCTCTTTTCTCTTCTCGCCTTAAATTTCTTTTGTATTTTGGGTCTGTCATAAGTTTTACGCTATCAAACATAGAGTCTATAAGAAGCTGTGCTTGCCATGCTCCTGGAGTTAAATCCTCGGCAAACTCAATGCCTTCTCTTAGTAAATTTGTTTCATCACCTCTAACTGCCTGCCAAACATTTCCAGCCGTAAGTTTAACAAAATCATTTATTGTGCCAGCTTTAGGCCCAATAGCAGTATCTACCCAAGATCGCCCATACTTAGTGGGGTCTGCCATACCAAGATCAGCAGCTAATGAACCTGCACCTCCTCGAATAAAAGAATCAAACCACATCTTTCCATTCATTTCTCTTGGCTCTCTGCCCCTTAAAACATCAGCAACCATTAGTGAAGCTGATCCCATTACAGTCATTCCTATAGCAAATGTTCCTAGATAAGCAGCTTTACCTCCAGTAGTTTGCTTAGTCATTGCCATCGTCCACTGGTTATTTGCAACTGTAATAGGAAAGTTTTTTAACATCATAGCCGATCTAGCAACCTGCCCTGCGCCTGTCATTCTTTTAAGGCCAAAAGTAGTCATTGCTTGAGTTCTTGCATCCGAAGTAGGAACTGCATACTCCATTTCTTTTAACACCATCTGATGAAACATGGTGCTTTTATCTTTTGTTAAGTCTGCAAATTTTGATTTTCTTAATGTTAAGGGAGTTGTTTTTCTAAACTCGTCCCACATTTCTCTAGTAATGCCATTGCTTGTTAGCACTTCAACAAAATCTAAATCGTCAAATTTTTTATTGAAATTACGCGCAAGCATAGAACTAAACTCCATAGCAAAACCTTTCTGGTTGGCTTGAGTCCATACCTCTAGCGAACTAATTCTTAACACGCCTTCAGCTAACTTTGCTGTAATGCCAGTACCATAAGTATCTGAAAATCTATTTAAGGAGTGCGCCCTTCCGAGGACAGTATCTATTACAAGCCCCATAGATGATAACAATTCTCTTTCTGCCTTACCGCCACCAGCAGCCATTTTTGCAAAGTTGCCTAAACTTCGTCTTAAAGTTTTTACATAAGACATTTTATTAGTATGAGCCGCTAAAGCAATAGTTACTTGGTCAGTAAAAGATGCAACAAAAGCCGCACCTAATTTTCCGGCAATTTCTAAATTACTCCAAGCCTGATTAAGATCGGCAGCAGTAGTTAAATGGCCACCGTTAATTTCACCGCTAACAACTTTATACACAGCATCATAATGTGCCAGCTTGTATTGAGGTATTTCTTTTCCTCTTTTAATGCTTTGCACTTCTGCGTACTTTCTTAAAGCCTGATACATATTGGCAGGATTACTTCCTAGAACTTCAATCAAAGCAATATCAGCAGCATTGTTGTCAATCATATCGGTCATTGTAGTAAAGATGTCGCCCTTACCAAACTTGGCTTGATAATCCATCCATGATTGACCATCTTTAAAATGCAAAAATCTTTTTTCAGACCCTTTCTTAGAAAGTTTAACCGATACTTTAGTAGGCCCAAATATGCCTTGAGCTTTATTCATTCCGTCAGTTCTAAAAGTGTCATATACAAACTCAAGAGATTTCATCAAGTCTTTTTCTGACAACACTTTTCCTGCATCATCAACCATTTTGTCTGGGTCTATGCGAGCTTTGACAAACTTAACATACTCTTCTTTTGAAACATTTTTAATTCTGGCTCTATCATGGCCTTGAGGCAAAACGTAAGAATCTAGTTTAGAAATGCTACCTCCAGCTTCATTAAAATGCACCCGCATATTTTCTGTCATCTGCTTAAAGTCATCTGCCAGCTTCATAATTTTAGGGTCGCCAATATCTTCTCCGTGCATAGCGCGAATAAATAAACCTAAACCTTCTTTGTCACCTTGCATGAATCCAAAAAATCTTGTTTTAAATTTTTCTATAACTTCAGTAGCCTGGGCATCATATCTATTTCTATAGGTTTTTTGAAGGTAATCAATATTTCCATACTTAGCTTTTTTGGTTAAGTCTTTTCCTAGTAAAGAAACTAAGCCTAGTCCAAGTCCACCAGGGTGAGATTCCATGTGAGCAATAGCGTCAGACACCCTAATAGCATCAACCATAACGTCACGCTTTTTTTGGCTTAACTCTCTAACCGATGCTCGAATAATATCTTCTGGGTTAGTAGCTCCCAAATTATTATTAAGGTTAAACTCCAGAGCTTCTTTAATGCCCTTGTTAATTTTTTTATCTTGTGCTGCTAAGTTAATGCAATACTGTAAACTAGCCACGGGTACACCTCAAAATGTTTTCTAATTGGTCAAGCTCTTCATCTAAAGTTTTTATTACAGCTTGTGCGTCAAGTAAATCATCACCATCTATTGTTAGCTTAGATTGCAAAGAATTATATCTAGCAACTTCAGCGTCAAATGCACTACCAAGACCCGCTTCTTCTAATGCTTGTCGCTCTAAAGAAGTAGCAGGAGCCTTGGAAGATGGAGCAGTTGGCGGCCCAACAAAATCTTCTGGCTTTAAAGTAGTATTTTGTAGCAAATTAAAAGCATCTTCTCTGGCTTGCATTAACCTTAAATCTTCAGCAACATTCTTTCTAAACAAGTCTGTCATTAAGCCTTCAAGATCATCGTCAGATGTTTTAGCAATTAAATCTCTAAGTTTTTCTAACTGCTGTGCTGTTTTATTTTTTTGAACAACACCATCAACAGTTGTTGTGTTTTTATTAGCCTTTACAATTTTATCTTCTAGTGATTTTAATAATGCGGCTTTATTACTTTCAGCATTTAAACCGGCTTCTTTTCCTAGGCCGTAACCTCCAAGAATGTCATCAAGTACATTTGGCCCTTTAACTGTTCGCATAGCATCACCCCATCGAGACAAGGCAAATACAGCTTCTGTTTCTGGAGTAGTGTTAGCAGTTATATAATCATCAAGCTGCTTTTGTTGTTTTGCTGGTAATGTCTTGCCACTCTCAATGCGAACTAAAGCCTGCTCTGCTAAAGCCGAAGCACGATCTTTTGCAAGAACCTTATTAATGCGATCTATGTTTCCTTGAATTAAAGCCTTCTCTGCTTTTATTGCTGCCTGCCGATTCTTCTCTAACTTCTGAGCTTTTTTTGTTTTACTTTTGCTGACAGGTTTTGGCGCTAAAGGCTTGCCGTCTTTACCATATTTAATTTCAGGTAAATCTGCATCATTAAGTTGTTTAGCTAGTACCTTTAACTGAGCTACTAAACTTTTACGCTCTCCGCGAGTAATAGTTGCCCCAGCTTTAGTAAGCAAATCTGCTCTTGCATCTTGAAGCAACTTTGTTTCCAGCTTTCCTATATTCTCTAACGTTGGAAGCCCTATTGGTTTTCCATCAACAGCCAAAGGCGATTTATACGCCATAGGAGCGCGAGGAAAAAGCTGTGGCTGATTAGCTATAGCGTTAGAAGACTTTGCAAAATAAGAGCCAACACTACTAATGCCAGCAGTTAAACCGCCTGTTAAAATTCCTGCCGAAAGAGTGGTAATGCCAACCATCTTAATAGCATCCATCTTAGTATATGGAGATTCAATATTTTGCTTGTGCTGGTAAACTGATCTTTGTATGCCTGTTTCAGCTACAAGAGCAACGCCCATTGCATTTCGACCATAATATAAAGACTTAGCCAAAGTAGACATACTTTGCACAGCAACACTCGCGCTACCAACAGGAACTAGCAATTGATTAAAGTTAAGAGGGTCTGTCATATAAGAGCCAGCCATCCCTAAAAACTTTGATCCACCGCCACCACGAGCCATGATGTCTTGATTTTCTTGCCTGCGAATTGAAAGTAAATCTGATTTTTCTTGCGCAAGTTCCCTATCAGTTTTAACTAAACCAGTTTCTTCAGCAAAGCGATTATAGTTAAATACCCCATTAGTTCCCTGATAATTTCTTAAATCTATTCCTTCCTCTACAAATCCACGAACAGTGTCAAAACGATCCTGATACATCTGGTTGTTATACGACCAAGACGAAGACCTCTCTTCATCTTGAACAAACTCATAGGCAGCAGATCGAGTTTCAGCGCCAGTAGGGTTTACTAGCTCAGGTTTAAAAGGAGTAAGATTTTGTATTAAACTCCGATTGCCTTTGTCTGAAAGTATTGTCATTAATTATTCACCATCTTGATAGAATGGACTTTTGCCTTGCTGCAATAACAACCTAGCATGATCAGCTGCCTTAATAAGTATTGCTTTTGGAATTGACTGTCCTTCGGGTAATGTTCTTAAAGTCTCAACCTCTGCTTTGGTCAGAGTAGGAACCAGTGTAGGAAAATCAACAACCTTTACGCCTCTCTTGTCGGTGTAAGCAAACTTGCTGTCACCAAAAGCATCATTTAAATCATCAACATTAGTTGAGTTTTCAGTCATTGTTGAACCATCATCTCGTATTACTGGCCCCAAATATCCCTCTTCAGATTTTGTAGTTCCATCTGGGCGAGTCATTCCTTGATCTATACTTTGATCTATAATTTCAGGAGCAGGTTTTGTAGGCTCAAACCCTTCTGGGATTACTGGCCCTTCACCTCCTGACCTTATCATTCTGCCAGGTTGAGTAACACTAGGAAACTCAAAGCCTGCTTCCTCTATTTCTTGGACTCTAAGAGCGTGTTTTTCTACCTCTAGCTGATATTGAGCTTCAGCTTCTTGCGATCTAGTTGATCCATTTTCAAGAATAGCATTATTAATAACTTCTGGAGTAACAGTAAAATACGCAGGAGTTATATTGTCAGCTTGAAATAAAGTAGCTAGATTGCCATCACCCTGCACATATTGAGCTATATATAAGTTTTGACCTTTTACTTTTTTAATTCGCATATCATCTCTTATTGCAGGTAAAACTGTAGCAACCATATCGGCAGACAACCCTGGAACAACACGATCTAACTCTTCAATAGACATATTGGTAAAGTAAGAATCAAGCTCACTACCAGACACATCAGTTGGTAAAACAGTATTATAACCTCTCAGCTCATCAATGCCACCTGTCACAGCCACAATAGACTTTTCAAAATCATTTACATCTATTTGATGTTTTTGCTCTGGCCCAGCCGTTGATACATAGTGAGCTATAGACGCATCAAGAATATCTCTAAAGTCTTGAGGATCAAAAGTATCTTGACCAACATATTCCGCAAAAGTATTTTGTGGCTCAGAGTCAGCGTCAAAAGAAAAAAGCCCCTCAACTTGTATTGCCTTTCCTTTAAAGATTCCTTTTGAAACTAAAGCATTAGGATTGCCAGCAGCCTGAGCATAAACTCCTGCTTGTTTATCTGAAAACAAACCATATATATAAGAGTCGGCACCATACTTATTAAACAACTCAACTTGCTCGTCAACTGTTAATTCAGGCACAGCCTCTACTAAAGCATTTGCTTCTGCGTCAGTTATTATTGGAACATTACCTGCTCTTCCAGAATAATGAATAGATGCCTCATTTGCCTGTGTTTTTCTTTGTGCAAGCTGTTCTTCGGTAGGGCTAAGTAAATCAATAGCAACTGGATTAGCGTAGCCTTGATCTATAGCAAGTCCCATAGGGTCTTTTGCAAATGCATTTTGAACAGCCCTGTCAGTACCTAACAATAGCTGACAAGTTTCCCCTGTTTTTGCGCCACCATTACAGGCATCATTAATAGCACTTTGTCTTGTTTCATAACTACTGGAAGAAAAGACAGCAACCTCTTGAGCTTTTTCAAATGATGTTTCAAGCTGCGGGTTTCCTTTGGCTGCCTGCTCTGCTGCTAATAAGTCTTCATCTGAAACTTGCTTACCTAAATTTACGCGAGCAACAACGCCTTCCACTAATTTAACTTGCTCTTCAGTTTTAACAACTTTGGCATTAACAAATCTATTGCGCACTGTATTTAAGTCTTGTTGCTTTTTGTTTATAAACTTATTCCATTCATCTGGAGTTCTATCAGAAGGAACATCTCTTGAAATTTCGTCTAACCTTGCGTATGCAGCAGGCATAGCTTCTAAGCTAGTAGCCAAATTCATTATTTCAGTAGAAGTTATTTGGTCATTAATAACTATATTTAAGGCTTTAACAGCAGCAACATCATCATAGTCATCGCCCAGAACACCTTTAAGTGCGCGTATTTCTCCAATAGCAACATCACGTTCTTGGTCAATAACTTCTTGCGGAACGCCAGCATCAATCATTTGTACAATTGATTGCCCACTAGCAAATAGTCCAGCCTTGTGAGTTTCAGTTTGGCTAGCTGTTTCTGCTATATCGTATGCCTTGTTAATTTTTAATTGATGACTAAGCACTCTTCCAGCAATAACCCCATTTACTCTTGCATTAATCTCTGGGTCTGCAATTGCGTCAGTAGTTGATTTTTGATAAACGCCCATTACTCTTTGAAATTCAACAGGGTCTTCTGCATAAGTAATAGCAGCCGTTTCTACTGTATTAATAATTTCAGTATTAAGATTAGACAGATAAGCATTAGCGGCTTTTTTGCCTTTTACAGCAAGAGCTTGTTGAGCAGCTTGGTTGTACTGACTAGCACCAAACTTAGCAGCATTTATTGTAGGAGATTCTAAAACCTCACCAGTTTGGGGGTCTATCTTACCAGCGCCATCCTTAACGGCCTGTGCGCCTTTCTCAGCAGCTTCAGCTTCAATCATGGGTTTACCTATAGCCATAGCGGTATCGCCTATAGTTTGGCCTAAACCAGCCAATGCTCGCATTTTAGCGCCAGCAGTTTGATCCACACCAGTAGGAGTAAACTTTCCAGTAAAGCCAATTCTTGTTTGTCTAGGTTGTCTAGCCATTATAATTCCTAATATTTAGTATTCAACTGATGCTTGGTAAGCACTTGCGGCACCAGACAACAAAGTGCTTGCGGCTTCGTATGGGGCAGCGGAAAGAACATTAGATGCCTGCCTTTTTCTTTGAGCAAAAGCAAGTCTATCAGATAGCCCAGTAACACCTCCAGTTAAACTAGATTGTTTTCCACTTTCTAACGCAAGACTAGAAACTGAGCCTTCTGTTTTAATACCACTAGCCGCAATTCCTACGGCATTAGCAGCAAGAGCAGCATTAAGCTGTTGTTGGCGCTGTAATTCACGACCTTCTGCCGCAAATTTTTCTTGCTCTGCTTGACGTTCAAGTTCTTCTGCTTGGGCCTGAGCCGCTGACAGGCCACCAACTACTTGGATCATTGTACTTCCTATAATAGCCGCTACTAATGGAAATGCCATGCTTAACCTCTTATGATGATTCTACTTCATATTGTATGGATTGTAAGTGAAACGGTGTAGCATCAGGTACTGTGATCTCTGGAACCACTTCTGTTAGCCAACCATTGCCACCATTCTCGTCTTCTATAATACCAGTCCTGGGAATAAATGGGGTATTCAGTGGAGTGTCCTGAGCATCGCCAAACTGCCTAATAGGTACAGCATTGCCATCAATATAGATGCCTGCACTCTTATACACACGCAAGTTAATGTTAGTAATCTTCTTGCGCTTCATGGCATTCTGTCCACCACGAGTTCCAGGATTAGTATTAAGTGGCATAGTCTTAACCTTTACAGGAAAATTTAAGCCAATTTCTAAGTCTCTTGTAGCAAAGCCATTAAGCTCTGCGGCAGTAATTGTTACACCGTAATTGCCACCGCTAAGTGTCAGGGGTCTGTCAGCTAATACGTCACCGTCTGCATTAACACTTATAGTATAACCTCGAAGTCTTGTACCTTCTGAAATAGGAACAAATACATCTGCATTTGGACTAGCGGCTGTAACGGTAACTTTGTAGCTTGAATCCATTAAGTGATCAAAGTCCCACTTTTCAATATCAAAAGAACCAGTAGATGTGTCATTAGTTCTACTTTGTATTACATACATTTCATCGCCAATAGCAGAACAAGAATGCAAGACGTTCTTTTTAATTACTCCGCTACCATCAGTATCGCCTTGATTTATTCCAGACCACCGAGTAAAACCATTAATGTCTTGGTTACGCATTGTATTAAGAACACAGCCATGACCATCGTCATTAATAAGAAATACCCAGTTTGCATCTTCGGTTGTAGTGCCGGACAAAATAGCCATATCTTTTGGTCTGTTAATTAACTGAGAAGACAGTACCGACAAATCATTGGAAGTGTAGGCATCTTCATTAAAGCTATAAAGATACTGGCGAAGCGTATTACCGTTTTTGTCTACAAATAAAGTTGCACCATCAATAGATTTAGCTTCCAAATTAAATGAACCATGCTGAGTTTGTGCTTCTACTTCAATAGTTGCTGGCGTTAAACCAGTAACAGTAAACTCTGCTCCTGCACAAAATACTTGCAGTCCACGATCAGGGTTCACATCTACAATATTAGTTAGCTCACGAGAATCAATTGTAATAAATATACCATTGTCATCGTCACCTTCAATGCTGTAAAAATCTAAAAGTGATCCAGCTCTTGAAGCAAACAAACTTTGCTGTCTTGGTTTTACACCACCTATCCATAGTCGGCCCTCAAAAAAAACACCCTGCTTAGGGTATCCTCTTTCAATAACATATTTCCAAGTAACAGTTCCATCTGAAATTGAATCTCCAGTTCCTGTTGGGCCAAGACCTGCCGCTGCTGATGTTCCAGCAACAATGCAAGAATACCAGTTACCTGCAACAGTCAATACTTTATTGCCAACAATGTAAGCTTGAGATGCTGTCCAGCCGTCAGGCTTAACACTCCATACAGGCTCATGTCTTGGAGAGCCTTGTTGAATAAGAGAAAAGCCTATAGTATCTGTATTACCTGCATTTGAAGAAGTAGGGAATCCAGAAAACAATTCAAATCTATCCGCAGACTCGTTAGCTATTTCAATGCGATATGTATTAACGCCAGTTCTTGTTACTGTAACTCCTGTGTCATTAAAGACAGGCATATCTTGCAGACCTTTCTGCAAATTAAATGCTGTAGCAGAGTTTTCGTTTGGGGCACTATTGCCATCGCCAGCATAAGTAATGTTTTTACTTAACACGCCTTGCACATCTATTTGATATGTTTCGCCATTATCAAAGTTACTAAATAAAATATCTTGAATGCAAGTAACAGGAACAGGGCTATACTTGTCGTCATAATCCCACTCAGGCACATTGGCAAACGGAACCTCACCTGAAGTAAAACCATCAGGGTTGTCAGTGCCATCAAATATAACTCTCTGGCTTGGGTAGTCACCATGAAACATTAGCATTACGCCTTCTGTTTGAGCGACTTTAACATCTTTAATATCTGACCCTGAAAATGGAACAATAACATCAGCTACATAAACTGTTTCTAAACTGCCATTATGCGGAGTACGATAGAAACGTAAGTTACTATTAGTTAGGACGCAAAGATAATTTTGATCAGCAGCATACTCCCAACCAAATGTTTTAATATTACCACTACCACTTGCAATTACTGACTTTAAATTAAACTCGCCAATACGAAGTGAATAGCCTTGTGCAACTACAAGGTCTGTTATGATGCGCCAGTATCGTTTTTGTAGCCCATTAATTTTAACTCTGTGACTTCGTTCAGAAGTGTCATTAATGCGAAAACTGCCAACTTCAGTCCAGTTAGTATTGTCTGTTGACCACTCAATAAAAATGTTAGCAGCAATATTATCTGTATTCAAATTCAATAATATTGTAGAGGCTCTAACATCAATGAACTCATACTCTAACGGAGTTGCACCTACATCATATTGTGCCAATAACCATTTAGGTGTGGCACTAGCATTTGCATTAGCTATTGAATAAGTATTGTCATTGCCGTCATTAAGATTTGAAGGACTTCCGCCATTAGCTCCAACTGTAGGCGTATAGGCTATTTGCCTTACAATTGTACCTGGAATAGAATCTATAAACTTAGTTCCAGGTCTGCGCTTAATACCACCTTGCGGCACAATGACTACATTATCAGCATCCTGTGCGCCTTTGTAGTATTGCTCAAGATCGGTACGGCCTAGTAGTAATGGTGACAACTCACCACTGGCAAAGCTGGTTTGCTGAAATTGTGACTTAGGCATTAGTACCTCACGTTAATAAATGGTCGATCCTGGATAGCTACTTGCGGGTGTTGCTGTGAGTCAGTGTAACGAGCCATGCGACTAGCGTTTAGATATTGGTTAGCTAGTGTTTGCATAGAAGAAGCACTGTCACGAATAGAAGGTGCGAAATCCATAGCCAAGGCATACTCAATCATCTTGGCAAAGTATGCAGGCCAATCGGCCTCGGAGGGCTTGTTAATGTAATCGCAAAACAAAGCTGGATTGCTAGGCTCAGGAATTGCCACAGTTGGCTGAATCCCCATGTTGCAATAAACTTTGTTTTCAATAATCTGGTAGTTAATGCTAGGGTCTAACTTAATTAAAGCAAGAAGATCCGCAGGAAGGGTGTATTTAGCTTGCCACTCATTTCCAACTGGTACAGCGGCATCTAAAGAAAGTTGAACTATTTTTCGAGCAAAACCCCAGCGATGCTTGCTGAGTTCGTTCTCAATGATATTGTCATACAGGCTAGTGGCTACAACCTGAGCGCGAGTACCGCTAGTCAGGGATGTCAGTGGCACATCGCCAATAAGAATAAGAGCATTATTAATTAACGATAGCTTACTGTTTGCCATAAAAAACCTTTAGATGTAAAGAAAGGGGCCACCGGAGCAGCCCCATTCAGTTTTACTACTTACGCAGTGATTACTACGCCAGCACCACAAACAACAGTAGTACCGTCATTTGACTCAACGTATGAAATACGTCCAGTAGGAGTTCCACCAGTAGTACCGACAATGATAAGTACATCGCCAGCATCTAGCTCGTCCTTAGCAGAAGCAAAGTAGTTAGTGTCAGCTGTAACAGCAGAAGTAGCATCAGCAGTAGAATACTGCCAAGTAGCTCCACCAACACCAGAACCACCAATTCGGCATAAGCCGTCTCTTGAAAAAGCCATGATAATATTCCTTATGCAGTTTTGTTGTATTGAACTTTAACGATACCAAGACCATCGCGTGATACAGCGCCAGCCTTCAACATACCGTTACACAACCAAGAAGTACGATCAGCAATCCAATCAACGTCAGTCTTAATGTCGATACCGATTGCAAGACCAACAGCGTCTTGAGAGAAGAAGTATGAATCAACTACGTTAGCTGCTTCAGTCAGACCACCTTCAGCACGATCTTCGATAATTACAAACTTAAAGCCACCGAAAGTATCAACGTCACCGTTGACCAGAGCTTTAACATTGTTGTAATCAACAGAGCTGATCTTCTCTTCGTTAAGCATACCGCCCAAACCTTTTGCTTCAATAGCAGCAAACAAGTTAGAGTTAGGAACACCTTTAGAGCGAAGTGCAACTTGAGCAGCAACAATCTTCTCAATGTTCAGGTTAGAAGCAGTTCCGCCAGTGTCTTTACCAACAGTGTCAGCATAAGTAGTTTCTGCGTCCATTGCATCAACGATAAGCTGGTCACAACGACGACCAAGAGACTGTGCGATAGTGCTTGCAAGTTCCTGCTTTTCGTCAAAGTTTACAGTGGCTGCATCAAACATATCTGTGTATTCTGGAGCATTCCAGTTTTGCAGAGTTGCAGTTGCGAAGCCGTGAGAGATGTCCATAGGAGTTACTAGATCAGAAGTAGACTTCTGGTTAGCTAGACCCTTACCCATGTTACGGAATTTGTAGGTGTCACCTACTACGTTGTTTCGTACAGTTACAGCGCCTTTCAAAAGGCCAGCGTTTTGGTATGCGTGCTTGACCATGCTGTCAAACTCCGTTACCGCTACGGATGATAATACTTTACTCATAGTGATTTCCTCGAAAAAGAGTAATAAATAATAAAAAGTTTTTCAAGGTTTTAGCTGAGTACCCGAGTAAACTTGGTCAGCATTCAACCTAAATTTACTGGGCCTTAATAGAAAGGGGTGTCCAGTGTGCCGATTATACACCTTTCACCCCATAAACTCAACCGCCGAAGGTTCGGGTATGAGCCTTGTCGCCACCAAATTCCTGCATCATCTTCTGGATTTTGGCTTCGTGAGAGGCATCAGTACTACGAAGTAGCTGCCCATTCTCGTTCTTCATAAACATCTGGGTTTCAATATCGCTCCAGGTCATGCCGGTAGGATGCTGTCCACCATCAATAGGTAGCTTAGTAGGTGCAGTAGCACGAACCAAATACTCTACCAACTCAATAGACTTGGCATCAGTAACGAGATCACGAACCACATCGTAGTCAGCAGCATCTAAGTTGTTCTTTAGATAACCCTCAACATTCTTAATACGCTCTCCAGCATTGTCACCTAACCGTGCAATCTCTTGCTCCTGCGTTACAGCTTCTGCTGCTCCACCCTGCGCTGACAACAATTCCCACGCATCACCAAAGGCTTCTTGGCTCATACCTGTCTTCTCAGCAAACTCAGTTAGCTCTTGCAGTAGGGCATCGTTAGACTCAATTCCTTCTGGGCCAGCATAGCCATCTTTAGGTGCGCCAGTAAAACCACCGAACTTCTTTTCTAGTTCAGTATAGGCTTTGGCTTGTTCAGCGACAGACTTATACTTGTCGCCTTTGTACCATTCGGGTGTGTCACCTGTACCCTTGATACCATCGGATAGAAAATACTCACCTTCACCTAGTTCGGGTGTGCTTGCATCCAACAGGGTTTCGCTTGTTGTTTCTTCTAGTGCGGCCTGTTCTTCACTCATAATTATTCCTTACAGTATTTTAGCTTGTTGCATTTGGTTGATAATAAATTTAACAACTCCCGACTCACCGTTATGGTAAGCAGCCTCGTAATCAACATTGGAGGCACCAAAGGGGGTGTCGTTATTGAAGATAAACCTCCGCGTCATGTCGTCAAGTACGCGCTTCCCGATGTCACCTGAGAAGCACTTATTGTACGCTTGAGCCAATTCAGCAGCGGCCTGTCTTTTTTCTGCGTTAGCTGCCTTTGCACCTTCTGCATCGGCATATGTATTAATTGTATCCCAACTCATAAAGCAGTTTGTCCTTGTGGAGGTGGAGGCTCACTGCCTTCCATACCTTGTTGTTGTGCAGCAATTCCAGCTTCCATGATCTCTTTCTTTTCTGCTGGGCTTCTTATTAACTGGGCTGGCATTCCAGTCTTTTCACCAACCCAAGCCGCAAAGTCTTCAACTTTAAAGCCAATACCAACCTGATCTGGGCCAGCAGTGTTCATTACAAAACTAATAGCTTGCTGAACAGTCAAGATGTCTTCACCGTCCTGCGCCTTAGCCAATGGTGACATAAACTTAATAGCGACCTGACGACCATCTAGCTCAATAGGTTTAATGATACCACGACGAGTCAGTATAGCAGCTACGCGCTTAATGATAGGAATCAATACTTCGGTCTGTAATCTGCCGAAGGCAGAGCCGATGCGTTTAGCAAGTTCACGCGACTCGATGGCAACCTCAGTGGCGGATCGAACAGCACCAGTAGGATCACGAAGATCGTTGAATAGGGCTTTCTTGATTGACATCTGTAGCTCATTGATTTCAAACTGTGCCAATTGTAAGTTAGAGCCTGTATCTAGGCGTTGAATAGAAGGGTTGCTGCTGTTGTTAGAACCAACTGGAATAACAATGCCTGGGCTTATATTCAAATTGTAGGGGTTAGTTACGCCATCGTCGGTTGCTGTGTACATACCTGCTAGGTCAATAGCGGCCTTCTGGAGTACAAACTCTTTGGCCTTGTTGAGTGAGCGCACATCAGGGAGTGCCTGTAGTGCTGGGCCTCGACCCCTAATCTCACCAGCTACCTTACTATAGCGACCTGTAACCCAAGGGCTAGAGTCTGCATAGTCCTGCATCCAGCTAATACGATCTTCCTTATCAACCCACACGCAACCATAGTAGGTCTTGGTCTTGGGTATATAGACAACACCCTCGCGCACATCGACATCAGTGTCTGGCTTCTTTTCAATTACGTCCTTCATTACTTCTGATGGCTCAAAGCCTTTCCAGTAACGCTCTAGGTTACGAGCCTTTACTTTAAATCGTCGCCAGTGCGTTTCGATATTACCCTGTGGGCCTTCCTCAAATGCTATTCCCTTCTGCGGAATGGCGTTAAAGATGATGGGCATCTCGTCACTTTCGTCTTCATCAATACGGAGTGTGCCTGTACCAATAAGGAGATCAAGGGCGTGCTCATAGAACTGAGTAGCAAAGTTAGATCGGTTAATGTAATCAAAGATAACCTCTGCCTGAATATGCAAGTTGCCCTGTATGTCTTGTAGGCTAACATCAAAGTCACCTTCTTCAAGCTGCTTAACAACCTGATCAGATGGCTCAAAGGTAGCCCAGCGTGACCAGATAGGAGCAATGTTTTCTTGCAGCTTACTAGCGCCCTGCTGGATAGCTTCAAGTGCAGTGGAGTCAAAGATACGATCCATCTTTTTCTGGCCTGGAGCGTAGTCCTCAAACAAGTTACGGTTTGGCAGAAAGTATTCATAGGCATCGTCCAGTTGATCGTGCCACATGGAAGCACGTTTAAATGCGTCAGTTTCTCTGCGTTTTAAGTCCGTCAGTGAACCAAGCTCTTTAGGTAATTTCATTATACTTTTTTACCTTTCTTGCTTCTGCCTCTAGTGCCTTTGCCAGAATCAGAATTAGTGTTGTTACTGCCGAATTTTTCGCGATCTGCTTGATCTGCGTGCATTTTGCCTCTACTGCCTGGGCCTGGTTCAGTTCGTTTAGCAAACTCTCCTGTTGTGGTTATTCCATATCCTTGGGTAATTGCCTCACCTTTGCCTCGATATGCCTCTAGTGGCTTATCATCTCCACCAGCTACATCAAAAATAGTTTTAGGCTTGCGTCCAGCAAAAGCATCTTCTTCTTCGGGAGTGCCAAGCAAAGAGGCTTTGCCTAGTTTACCGCGAGCAACAGCTTTCAACCTGCGTTCGCTTTGGGCTGTTTCTTTATCTAAAGCCATACGCTGTCTTCGTTCTATAGCTTTTTGTTCTGCGGTTTTTTCTATTTCACCGCCTCCTGTTGTAAATCCCATGTTATCGCCTCTTGTGCTGTATTAGCTTAAATAGTTGATATGGAGTCCATACAAAAGGCTTATCAATGCCTAGCATCTTTTTGGTATGACCAACGCAAGTGTTGAGCATAAACAACGAATTACTGGCTTCCTTTTGCATATAACCCACAGTTATATCTGTTGGCCCAATTATATCATTTATGCTCTCTACATTATATACCCGCAACTTACCTTTGGTTTTTTCATGGACAATGTATTTGCCAAGGGAGGGCTTAATCACTAAGCAGTGTTGAATTGTAGGGTGCAGAAATCGTGACAGCCAGTGACCGTTTTCCTGCTTGAATACAACGAATATATCGCTTTGACGACTAGAAGACACTAAAGTTCACCTTTGCTGTGTGTGGTTTTGCAAAGCCTTGATCTCGACGGAGAGCAGAGCGACCTTCACCTTCACCTTGCAGGGCATACTCTAGCGCCTCTACTGGGTGAGAGTATTCATTCTTATCTGGCTGATCACTGTAGCGTTCGCCTGACGTTTGCACACGACGATAACAGAAGCCACCCTGTAGACCTTTACGAATCATAGAGGCTTTGGGCAGGACAATAAAGCGAGGCTTGCCATCCATGCACATCTCTTTCATAGGTACTTCTAAAGCGGCTCTACGCTTGAGAGGGTCATTAGAGTCTGTTGGGTTGCAGGGTATGCCAGCGGCTCGCATGATCTGGAATGGAGTCTCACTGTTGGACTGATTCTTATTGGAACCAGAGGGATCACCCCACCCCTTGAAGCTGCAGCCAGGGTAAGTTTCTTCAATATAGCGTTTTAGGGTAGGCGCAAAGTCTACTGCACCGGAATCAGTGAGCACCATTTCATCAAAGCAGACCCAACGCCCGATAGCAGTACGCTGAAGAAAGGCACAAGCAGGTGTACGACCAAAGTCAAAACCCAGAATGATAGGAGTGTCCTTGCACGGTGTGAAGTCCATATGCGATGCGTGAACACTATCCGTATACATTGGGTGAACCGGCTTACCGTTAGAGACAAAGCCGTACTCATTAGCAAGATTAACTTTAATCCAATCATGTGTTTTACCTGATAGTCCGCGTTTGTAATAGTTAGCAGGGAGGTTAGGCAGGTTCTCGGCCCTATCGTTTACCTTCCAAGTTTCCCCATCTTTGAACACACCACCTGGTTGTCTATGGAATGCCCAGCCTTCAGGACGCTCAATCTCGGCCAGCTTGTAGTACCAGTGGTCTTCATCAGGGGCGTTACTGTCACCCAGCACACCGTGATGCGTAGGTTTGATTCCCTCCTTGGGGGAAGGATAGCGACCATGACGTAGATCAAGCATATCGAGAACGGCCTTAGAATGCTCTTTCGTCTCGTTTAGCCATACCCATGTACACTGGATACCCCTAGCCTTCTTAACGTGCTCAGGGCGGTCAAAAGCGATGAATATGACCTCTGACTTAACTGAGGTGCCATCTTCTAATCGGAAGTTGATGTAATGGGTAGGTGGTTCTTTGTTACCCTGACGGAATGGGCCAAGGTCTTCGTGTATCTCCAGCCAATCCTTAATGGTGGTGGAGAACAATTCGGAATAGGTGTTTCGGCAGGCAATGATGCGGGACAGTCGGACACCATAGTTCTTATGCCCAGGGGTCATTACTGGCTTTTGTTCGGTCATCAAGTCGAATAGCTTGAGGATGGTTTGGACAGTCTTGCCTGAACCCAGTGGCCCCATAATAAAGGAGTTCTGAGAGCGGCAGTCAGCGTAATTTTGTAGGACTTGTCCTTGCGGCCCCATGCAGTATTCAATTGTCGGCACTATT